AGCACCCTCAAATGACATAGGAATAGATACGCATTGTCCATGTCTATTCTTGCCAATAATTAATTCAGCATCCATTTCTATATCAGGCTTATCGTCTGCATAGTATGCAGGTCTAAAAGGGAATAATACAATGTCTGAGTCTTGCTCAATCTGACCACTTTCTCTTAAATCTGAAAGCATTGGTTTTTTATCAGTCCGTTTTTCTGTTTCTCTTGATAACTGAGCAAGTGCTACAATCGTTATTTCTAATTCCTTTGCTAATAGTTTAAGGGTTCTACTGATGTGTGCAATCTCTTGCTCTCTAATTTTCTGATGCGATTTAATCAACTGCATATAATCGATAAAAACAATATTTAATCCGTGCTTTGCCTTGTGTAGTTTTATCTTGCCTACTATCTCGTTTATGTCTGAGTTGCTGCCGTCATCGATAAAAAAGTTAGTATTTTGGCTCATTAGTTGCAAGGTCATACTTTCTAATTCCTTTGCAGTTAATTTGGCACTACGAATCTTGTAGTTTTCAATTTCGCCTATGTAACTAAGGTAACGCTTGGCAAGTTCCTCCTTGCTCATTTCAAGAGAGATAAATAATACGTCAGCATTTGCGGCTGCATCTAAAGCCAAAGACAAAGCGATGGCAGTTTTACCACTACCAGGTCTTCCTGCAATGACTACCATATTACCTTTATTCCATCCACCTACATACTTATCCAAGTATCTCCAACCTGTGGGTATGCCCGTCATATTAGTGCCTCGTTCAATCGCTTCTTGCAAAGTGTCTATGACATTACCTGCAACTACTCCAATCGGTTTAGAGTGACTATTTGCGTTTACCGTTGATTCTACGAGTAATACATTTAACTCCGTCACTAAGTCGCTTAGATTTTTATCAAAATTTAACTCAGAAATTTTACATTGTAGGTTGTGCTTTTTGTAATTAATCTCTAAGGTATGCATTTCCTTTTCAAAGTATACGTTGCTCGTTACTACGTTTTGAAGCATTGCAATGTCTTTAATGTGTTCTTTGTGAGCCATACCTACTGATGCTATGTTTATAGGCTCGTTTGACATATAAAGTTCTTGCATTGTAGATACTACTGCTCTACGCCAATCTGTAAACCACAATGGGCTTAACTTCATTATGTAAGAGTGTGTTTGTGGATATAGGATAATCTGTCCTAATATGCTGCTTTCTATGTTAATCATCTAATGTGGCTTTTTTATAATTAGTGCTTATTGTGGGTTGTTCAATAGTTTTATATGGTAGTTCATCTTCCCATTTTTCTTCATTTATGTATCTTTCAAAATAAGGTAAATATTTTAATTTGTCATTATCTATGTGATTTTTCATATACTTTGGTAAATGCTCTTGTATTAGTTGAACTTTTTTAGATGATAACGAACAAAATCTTTTATGCGAATTTTTCTTACTACCTCTTCTCGTATACAATTTCCAACATTCTTCAAATATGCTTTCTATATTATTATTTATATCTATGTTATTATTACTATCTCTCGGTGGAATTTTACCCCCAGGTATGGTTAAATCTTGACCCACCCTATGGTTATTTTTTACACCCACCTCCGTGTAAGATTTAGACATAGGATAAATTCTTCTTTGTATCACTTCGTTCTTATCATTTCTTATAAGTTCACGCCTAATGATTTTAAGTTCTTCTAATCGCTTTAAATCGCTTTTGACACTACTTTCACTTGCCTTAAGCAATTCGCAAATTGTAGAGTTTTTTAAATAAGCGTATCCGTGTTTTTTTGCCATACCGTTTAACAACCCAACTAAAATGGCTTGACGATGATTTAACTCGTCTAATAGTACCGATTCAAATATTATAAATTTGCTCGGTTCTTCAGAGTTCTTTTGGTGGGTTGTAGTCATTTGTCTTAAGAATAATTTCTTTGGTTTCTGTGTCTAAAATATCCATTTGAATATTCCAAGACATCAAGTTTTCTAATAAAGTTTGTAATGTGTCAAAATTGTTTGAATCTGCAATATCTTGTGAAATACACCCAAATTCAAAAGATTCAAAATAACCAGTTAGTAAATATCTTTTCATTGCATAAAAAAAGCCCATCAGATTTGCGGTAGTAGGAGTACACGCAAACCCAACGGGCAAATGTCTTTTTAATAATGGGGTCTCCTACATCCCACTGAACTCTACAAATATACTTATTTTTCAGAATAAATCAAGATAATTCTTCTTTATTTTGCAGCTGAATAAAACCAGTATGCCGGTTACTACCCATTTCTTTTAAAAATTGAACTTCTACTTTTGCAGAATTTATTATGACCTGTGCAACCTCACTGATTGCTTTTGCTTTGTCTATTTCGATGTCACCGTCTTTAAGCATTTCGATTGTTTCAAATAGATGATGTCTAAGGTCTTGAATTTTGTCTTTTGCCATTTTCTGTGATTAGTTTAGTGATTGTTCTTTTTAAATATATTACTTCCTTTAAATCTTGCGGTAAGTTATAAATAGCGTTTCTTCTTTGATGCTCTTCTCTATCTATTGCCTCCAGGTTATCAATATCAAAGTTTTGATTGTTCTTGTCCTTAAAAACTATTATCAAGCCTTTAGGTATTTTACCGTGGTGTTGCTGATAGATATGCCGATGCTTTTGAATGTATTTACCGTTTACTTTTACCATAGTGTAACCATCTCTATCCAGGCGTTCGCTGCCGTCGGGCTTCCAATTGTGTGGCTTTTGACCTTTTTTAAATTGGGTATGTGTGCCGCCAATCTGCAAACCTTTCATTCCTTTATTCCAAGCAGGTACACCTTTTCTAAATTGTGTAGATTCATTTGTTGTAATCGTGTAAACGTGCTTGTATAAATATTGACGAGATTTTTTTAAATCTAATTTTAACGCCTGGTTGTATATCTGGCTTATACTGCGATTAAGAACTTTTGCAATGTACTTTGTTGGTGTATCCGCGTACATCTCACGGAGTGTATCCGTTTCCGCTTGTGTCCATCTTTTGCCCATAGCCTAAATCTTTTTTGACCTTTTCTTGGTTTGCTTGTTTTGCCTTCCACCGCTCACCTCTGAATTGTGGGCGTTCCATTTGTAACTTCCTACGCAACCTGGTAATTGTTTGTGCATCGGTTAGACCTCCGTAGGAATACATTAGAAAAAAGTCTGGTATATCCATCTTGCTTGGGTCTTTGCCTTGCTCGATTAGTTCCTCGTGCCAATAGTAGACACACAGCTGCTTGTCATCGTCTTTGCTGGTCGGGTACTTCAATAGTACGTTAGCGACCTTTTGTAGTGTTAGTTTCATAATCCTTTTCCTTTATAAAAGCGTTTAGGTTTTACAATGTGTGGTCGTTCTGCTTCGTTGACTTCTCTCATTTGGTCGTTTTTCATTTGCCACCATTCACGAATGATGTGAAATAAAATCACAAGGGCGAAATAAATCACCCCTATGATGACTGCGATAATTATTGGCATTTCCATAGTGTTTAAATTATGGGGGCGGTTAAGCCCCCTTGTTAATTGTTCTCAAATGCAATCTAAGTTGATGCAAAATACTTTCAAATTCTTCAGTTGTAATTTCATTTGTATTCATCAAATTAAATCCAGCATCAACAAATTCGTTAATGGTTAATGAGTTTCCAACATTTGTAATGTTTGAAATAAAATCTTGCTTAGTGTTGTTTTTATCGTTTTGCATAGTTCAAAGATACAACTACTTTCCTAAAGTGCAAATATTTTTTCTATTTAGTAAATCGTTTTACAATTCTATGACATTAGGAGTGTATTATAGTTTGCAATAACTCCCAAGCAGCCTCTAACTTTTCGTCTATTTCAAACTGCAAATCGTGACGTTCAATCTCTGCAATGTGTAGTTGTTTACCTTCTGGCATACGAGGGTCGTAGGAAACGAAGAAACCTGTCGGTAGGTCAGTCGCTAACATACCTAACTGCATCTGCCAATAGTATTCGGGATGTACTGATTTCAAACTATCGGCATCGGCTATGCTAAAGTTCTTTAAATGAATGGCAGAGTTATACGGACACTTTATTTCAAGTATTGCCTCTTCGCTTAACCCATCTGGAGAATAGCCGCTATAATCACCGTAGGGGATAAATACATAGGTTTCGCCACCATAATATGTAAATGGGTCGAAGAAGTGTTTAGAGAACATCTCAAAGGCTTCTGCCTCGTGGTCTTTTCCCCAATCTAAAGCATCACCGTATATAGGCTTGGCGATACCTGTTAGAATCTCTGCTGCTTTCTCGTATACAAATGTTTCGGCACTTTTAGAAAGGAGTCCACCAGAACGTGAACTCCCCATCAATTTGTGAATGACCGATGCAGTGAATCGATTAGTTCGTGTTTGTTGCCATTGGTCTTCGTTTTGAGTTATCGTAATTTCCATTTCAACTTATTGATTTGTTTTTTAACTCCTTGATAATATTGTTTCTCAGTATATTCAATGACTTGATTTTTATACTTTCTTTGATATACTATTTTTGATTCAGATGATTCAGCTATGGCATTATCTAAAACTTCGTTAGCCATATATTTTAACCATTTACGAGTTGCTATACAAGAGTTGAAATTATACATTTTTTCTTGTGCAATTTCAAGCATAGCAAAAGCTGCTTTGCTTATTGAATCATATTTTTCTATATTAGTTTCCATCCCTTTTGTATTAGTCATTTAGTTGCCTCTAAAACTGCCTTGTATTCATCGCTAATAATATACTTAGCCTCTATATCTTTAACGCTACCACCTTTGCTAACGTGTTCAGCTGCCTTTGCCCACATTGGGTGCTTTGGGTGTAGTGCTTCCTTTGCGGTTGTGACCTTGTGACCACTTGCAGCATTACCATCGTCATCGGATTGATTCAAATTGAAGATAGCCGCAAGACTGTACCTTCTTGCATATGTCAAACTCGAACCTTGTGCCTGTGGGTTGTTTGCATCTTTCATTCGTAGGACTTGCTCACTTTGCATATACTCGCCCGTTTCAGCGTGGTAAACAGTTGTAATTAAAACGTCATCGTGAGGGTGCTGAGTGACCAACAAACCGCACTCTTGCAGAATTGGGTTAATTACATCTAAGATGCTCGATAGGTCGGCATAGTTAGATTTAAAATGTGGGTTCTTTGCAGTCTTCTTAACGCTGCTTACTTTACCTTGAAAGGCAAATAGTGCCTTCGTTAAATTAGTGATGTTTTCTGATGTTTTCATTTGTACAATTTTATTTGGTTATGTGTAATTACTGCAACTTCGTCTGGCTTGACATTGTAGTAGTAAATGAGGTCGTGTAAGATGTCATACTTTGCATCGTTGTCAAGTAGGATAAAGTTTATGTAGTAGTCGTGCGTGTCGTTTAAATCTGACCAATCGCTATCTTCGGCATACTCATAGTCACCTTTAAAGTGCTTATAGGCTAAACTCTCGATATAATCTTTGTCGAAGTATAACGAGCAATATGGGTACTCGACTACTAAGGTCTGACCTTCTGTGAATATTTGGCAATCAACTTGCATTGTTCACCTCCTCTAATGCTGCCTTGATTACGCTCATTGCTTTTGGGTTAATGATGTCCCCATTTAAATACTTGCGTACGCTTGGTTGTGATACGCCTGTTTGTTCAGATACACGCTTAATCAAGCCGTGTTTCTTTTTTAGTTTGATAAGTGTTACTATTTGTTGTAAATCCATACCACAAAAGTAATACTTTTTTTCATATTACAAGAATATTTTCCAGAAAAGAGTAAAAAAAGGGGAATTATTTTCCACTACTTGGTTAAACTATCTACTATATATGTAGATATACGCTTGGCAAGTATCTCTGTGGTGACTTGTTGAAGAGCAGGTACTGCAAATGGTTGCTTTTTACTTCCCTCTCTGCCGATTTTTCTTGCTATAACGTAAGCAAGTGAACGTGTAGCGGCTATTCGGTCTGCACTTTTAGAAATAGTTTCTACTTGAATAGTGCGTTTGTTACGAATCCACTCGAAGATATTTTGAACGGGTGGCATCTTACCTGCCTTTCTACCGTTCTCAACATAGAACCAATAATCTTCCATCATAATAGAAAGATTATAACCGCCTGGAGGTTGTGTTATTTTAGG